ATGTTCGTAGAACTGGTTTATGACAAGCGTAATGTTGAAGGACTCGAAGGGGCCAGCGAGATCATTCTGGCCGAACTGACGAAGCGGGTGCACCAGATTTTCCCTGATGCCGAAGTGAGGGTGAAGCCGATGCAGAGGAACGGCTTGAATAGCGATGCCAGCAAAAGTGATCGGGAAAAGCTGAACCGCATGCTGGAGGAAATATTTGAAGAGGCTGATATGTAGCTGGTAAAGGATGAGGCAGTATGGACAGCAACTAGGGAGGCATAATCAGGGTAAGCACCGCTGGATTTGATACCAAATATTCATAACACGCTCTACTATTCTTCGCTTCGGCGATACGGACATGAACAGCCAGCAGCCTGCCGCAGCCCGTTCTTACACGACGTGGCTACGGTTAACCCATAACACGGATCTCGTCAGGCTTTCCGGATCGCGCATCGTTACTGATGCAGGTAATCGTGGACAGAACATTGTTTTCCACAGGTCGGACAGGATAAGCGTATCTTATTAGCGACCTTTGCAGTAACAGTAACTGTCCCTGTGTTTTCATCAAGGGACAACTTCTTCAAGTGCCATGGCCCCGATGAGTGAATTTATGAGCGATAGCGACTTTTCGTCCATGATCATAACCTCTGAATCTGAAGGAGGTTCATCAATAGATACAATGATGAGCGTTTATTTATAGATATTTGTAATCAGTCCCTGTTAGGTTATCTTAATATAAGAAGATCATTTAATTTTGGACACAGGAAAAGGTGATTGATTATGAATGTTGGACATATCGCTACAAAAAACTTCGCCGCAACTGAAGTGAGCACCTGTAACAGCCAACAGAATACTTCTACGGAGTTATCCTCCTGCATTATTAATGCAGCTTCAGAATGTACCGCTTTTGTCAGAACGATAATAAAGAAATCGGACAGTTATGATGCTATGCAAATTGATAAGCTTAAAATTGATAAGCTGGACAAGCATGATGAAATTAATTCACAAAGAGAACATCACAAAAAATTTCTGCAAGCTATAAAAACAAACGCTTTTGACAGGGCCATGATAGAAAAACCAGAAGACCCAATACCACTGAGTCTTATATATTCCTCCATTGATTCAATAAAATACAACACAGGAAACTGTGCTGATATGTCGTTAATTTTAGGCTCGATTATTGCAAAATACATACCACAAAGGCTAACTGGAATCGGCTTTTCGAAAAATAATATATTTGATGCCAGAATAAACACATCCCTTATGTATAATAGCGTGTCAGGAGGAAATCATGTGGTCGTGCTTCTGACCTTTACTGATTCAAAAAGAATATCGGAGTATATACTTGACCCCTGGCTAGATGCGCGCACTTTCAAAAAGGAAGAGTCATATGAAATTTATAAAAACAATAGCAACAAATATATCAATGAAAATCATTGCTTCGAAGTATACGATAAATACTCTGCTATAATGAATAGCGTTGAATATATAGAAGCTATCGCAAAGACAATAAATAATTTATATGGAGTTAATCTTGATAAAATTCAATTAACCAATCCATTTAAGTTTATATAAATAACTCTTATAACTGATTAATGGAGTGTTATTTTCCCATGAATGGCATCAAAGGCATGTTACTCGCCGGAAATTTTCTGTACAGCGTCGACAACCCCACATCATAAATAATCGCTACCTGCTGCCGCGGTACTCCTGCCCTAATCAGGCGTCCGGCCTGCGCTCCCAGTGGATGGGAGCTAGTAAGGATTTGAATAGCACATGAACTCACTCTCATATGAATTAATTTCTATAGAAAATAGAATATTGCTTATCATTTTTATTTAAAGTAAATATTTTATAAATTATTTTTATTTACTCACCTGGCAGTAATGAATTACGTTTAATATTTGTAATAAAGGATGCTGTAACAGTAAGGATAGTGAGTCACAATTTAACAGGTAACATATTATGAGATACGTTAAGAACATATTTTTAGTACTGATTTTGGCATTATCAGTTTCACTATATTCTGCTCTTGCAATAGCGACAGAATCTCAAGAGGTAGAAAAAGCGCAAACAATTAAACCAGCGCCACCTAAGTGGTGTGATATTTGGCCTGGCGGAGTACCCATGCTTTCAGACTGGTTTAAAATCTGTAGAGGTTATTGACTCCAAGTTTAATAGACTAATCGGTAAACATAGTCAGCTCTGATAAATAGGTCTTCATCATATTTGCTATAAATAAGGCCTGGTTTTTCTTGATAAATAATAAAATCCTGGCTGGCTGTTCCGGTCAGTCAGGTTTAGTTAGATGGCTTCACACAGTTTACTCAAGCACAATACTTTTTCCACTCATCAACCTGCGCTTTCTCACCATCAGCTCCGCTTATTATGTCCTGAAAAAAGTTACCCTATAATGAATCTATGCGGAAGGTACTTCTTCCGCATAAGTTATGAGGTTCAGAAGCGATACCCAACACCAATATTAAATCCATTAATTTGTGTCAAGAGCTCACGGCTTCCTTCATATCCCACATCAATAACAAAATTCTTTGTGGGATTCATTTGTACGCCAGCCCCCCATGCCAGCGCTTTTTCATTGATTGACGCTGAATTCGTGTATGGACTACCATCCTCCCAGGTACCGTTTTCTTTATCTCTTGCTTTAAGGATTGCAGCCCCTACCAGTGCATATAAAGAAAAAGAGTCAGTTACTTGATAAGTCGGGCCAACCATTAACGAGCCATATTTTACATTCGACTTATCATGGTAGGTTTCTCCGGTATCCTCATCAGTTCCAGAAGACCTGTCATTGTCATACATGTAAGTTAAAGAGGTGATAATCCCTACAGGAAAATCCCCCTGATAATGATACTTAACATTCACCCCACGGATATTACCGCCATCTTTCATTTTGCCTTGAGAGTATCCAGCAGTAAGTGAGTTGGTATCTGCCTGTGCAGTATTTATGGCAAAAATGCCTGCAGATAAGATAAGTACTAATGCTTCTTTTTTCATAACCACTCCTTAAGATTACTCTTGTTAATTATGGTGTTCATGAACACCAGTAGCATCTGTCCAACGCAGAAACATAAATCTTCTGTTGGCCAGAAAAATCTGCCTGAAAGAGTTAGTTTATTGCCTGTTCATTTACATTGTGTTTCTTTCAATTCAGTATGTCTATTAACACAACCGAAACAAGTGATAAAAACAAAAACAACACAAAGCGAGCCTAAATCAACATTATAAATCAACTTATTTTATGCGGACTTGACTTACACAAACCATCTGCCATTTAAACTCTCTAAAAATTTGCCATTAGAGATGTAACTCTTAGCATGTAAATTTTATTTATTGACTGAACAATTACATAATTTATGATATAAAAATAGAGCAAATACCATTAACTATAAAATTTTATTCATGTTGTTTTAAAATCATTTACATTCACAATGAATAATCACAGCATAAAATATTAATATTTAATGCTGTGATAACGACACTGGTCTTAAACAGAACGGCGACGGGGTACTTGATGTTTATGCCAATAACGCTCTTGTGGCTCGTTTGCAGCCGGGGAAATTATATGTTGTGGGTGATATACTCGCGGGTGACGGTAGAAAATTATCACTGACGAGTAATAATAACTCAACAATGACAGCCACGTTTAATTTATGGGGCGACGCAAGCAGGCCAACAGTTATTGAACTTGACGACGATCAGGGATGGCAGTTCTACAGCCAGCGAAATACAGATGGCAGTATTTCGTTCAGAGTAAATGGTCAGATGGAACCGAATAGCTATTCTAACTTTGACAGCCGTTACGTGCAGGATATCAGGCTGGGTAGCCTGCAATATGGACAGGTATGGAACGGTCCGGGGTTCAGTGACACTTCTGGTTACGTAATAACCGGTATCATTAATGGCAATAGTGATGAACTGGTTGATGGAGCGCACAGACGCCCAATACAGAAATTAATTGGCAACCAGTGGTATACGTGGTGAGTATTTAATTATGATGCATCTGAAAAATATTGTATCCGGTAATCAAAAAACGCCTGACCAGTACCAACTCACTAAAAAATTTGGTGTGGTGTGGCTGTTTGATGAAGATGGTAAAAACTGGTATGAGGAACAGAAGAAATTTTCTGCCGACTCGTTAAAAATTGCATACGATAAAAATAATATTATTGTGGATATTAACAAAAATGTTTCGGCAATAAACCCTGAAGGGTACAGCGTTGTTGAGTTACCTGATATCACAGCTAATCGCCGGGCGGATGTATCAGGACGCTGGATATTTAATGGTGAGCAGGTGAATAAACGTGTTTATTCGCTGGAGGAGCTACGCCAGCAGGCAGAAGCGAAAAAGGTAAAACTGCTCGAAGAGGCCGAGACCGTTATTACGCCGCTGGCACGGGCAGTAAAGCAGGGTATCGCGACAGATGAGGAGCAGAAGCGACTGGAGGTATGGGAACTCTACAGCGTAATGGTTAACCGTGTGGAGACCTCAAATCCTGACTGGCCGGAGAAACCAGTTAGCTATTAATGATTGGCGGGATTAGTTTTACCACTGTGGAAGATAGAAACGTGCACAGAGAGATTATAACGCCGTGGTGCTGAGCTGACATCACCAGAAAAATATGGTTATGTCAGCCAGCTAAAATTTATTTATTCCACTGACAGATTATTCCAAACTCAGGTGGTCTCATTTTATCCGGTGGATAATTTTTACACCAGTCTGGTGGAGGAGGTAAAACAACATCGCCTATGTCTAGTTCGCCCGGTTTGTGAGCAGGGGGCGAGTTACTGGCAGCCATGGCAGATGTCGAAATAAATGCAGCCGACAATGCAAAGGCTAGGACTGAAAATATATTCTTAATGTGTCTCATAATATCACCCGTGAATATTCAGATTATCCTTGCTGTTGACTTCCTTCATTTCCAGCATAGCTCACGCTGTATCATCATTGAATAAACAATTAAGTTTATTGAGCGAAAATTTACTTAAAGAAAAAATAATAAGCATTAATATTTTTGCAATATTTCAACTCAGCCAGAATGAATGTGTGTAGATGACCTAAAAATGATGAGCAGGAATATCGATAGCTAGTAAATCACTACTGTGGTAATGAAGGCCACCTGATTGCAGTAAAGGCGGACGCGTCTTTCACGCCGCTCAAATCCAGCGTTTTAAGCGCCCTGATATACGCCATCCATTTAGTCAGGCTGTCCTTATCGTCATCACTGATTTCCCCCAATGCCAGTTCGGTTCGCCAGTCAGCAATGGTGCTGTTAGCATCGGCAAGTAGTTTCTGTCGTGTAGTTTCGGCTTTTGCATGATAATTAACGGGAGCAGCGACAACAGCTCCTTTCTTATACTGCCAGTCGCCATAGATATTAAATCCTGCAGGTAACTTGTTAACCTCAACAACTGAAAAACCAGCCGGATAAAGACGTGATACATCTTCTGATACGGAACGGATTATATTTTCGGAGTCAATGCATAGCTTGTATTTTTTCGTGAATTTACTCAGCGATTCGTAGAAGTCCTGACCATCTTCACTACGGAAATACAGAAAATTGCTATCATAATCCGGGTCGTCAGGAATGTATCGGTTAACGTTTTTTAATTCCATTATCTTTCCCTAAATCATCCATTAATGGTACGCCAGCCATTACCAACCCACATTTGCAGCGGTCGATACACAAATGTCACACCGTATGCTGTTGTTGGGTCATGTCTGGCTTGTGTTAAAAAGCAACCAGCAGGCGCTTCTGCAGGTCCATATTCATCTACTTTGCCAGGCCATACTGGAGCGCCGCGCTGGATATTTTGGACATAACGATTATCTGATTCGCCTTTTGTATATACGTTTCCTGATGTTAAATAACGGGCGTCGAAATTACCGTAATTATCCGGAATAACTTGTCCATTAACAACAAACTGAATACTGCCATCGGTATTACGCTGGCTGTATAAATGCCATCCCTGGTCGTCATCCAGCTCAATAACCGTTGGTCGATTTCCGTCACCCCACAAATGAAATTGAGCATTCAGCACGGAGTTATTTGAGCTAGTCATGGTCATTCGTTTGGCATTGCCTGCGCGAATGGCTCCCAGAACCTGCATTTCACCGGGAGCGACACGAACGGTGTGCTGGCTATTCGCAAACGTATCCAGTATCCCGTCACCGTTCTGTTTAATTCCTGTGTCGTTATCGCCGAACACAATCGAATTACCACCAAGCGCATTGTCAGTACCAATGCCTAACGGACCGTTTAGCCTCCCTCCATTAACTGACAGCGCTCCGACATCTTCGGGAGTGGGTTTCATCAGGCTATTAAACAGTGTATATGTCTGACCGCTGGTTGAGTTCCCCGGCTGGACTGATGAATATTCAGGTGTACTGTGCAGCGTGACATTTGCATTACCGGTGTAATCATATTGCGCAATTAACCAGTACGCATACTGGCCGATATTAATATAAATATCGTAAGTATCTCCTGATGTGTTAATCCAGGCACACTCAAGAACACCGTTAGGTGAGCGTTTCCATAATGCGGCAATAATTCCTGCAGGAGAGCCATTACCGGAACGCAGCACCAGTTCACTGATAGCCGCCGTTTCAAACGCGCCGACGTTAAAACCAGCCCCGCCATACAACTTAATCACCACGGTAGACGTGGACTGCGGCATTACAACCGTGGCGATTTTGAACCAGCCTGATTCACCAAGTGTAATGGTAGTCGATGTTACCGCGCCGATAGTTCTCGCAAATTGTTTTTTGTCCGGAATATCGCCGCCATTCTGCGATTTTTGCAGGGCGCCCGCAGCTTGCTTTGCTGTTTCTCCCAAACCGAGGTATGTGAGAATATCCGCAATACTGGCTTTTCCGATGATGTCGCGCCCAACAGAAGTAAGATCTGTCTGTCCGGCTGTATCATTCCCCGTGAAATACGGAAGTTTATCTGCACCAGTAGCCAGACCAGCGAGCGCCGTCAGCGTGGCATCAAGAGTCTGAAAATCCTTACCGAACGCAGCGGACATTTTGGCGATAAAGCCGCTCAGGTCACCATCATCGAGTACATCCTTTCCGCTCTTACTGGCTGTGTACTGTGCCAGTGCTGCAGCGATGAAGCTCGCCTGACGCAGCGCTTTATTTACCTGTGCACTTGATGCCTTGCCCGCAGTAAAACCAGACAGGAGCGCCGGCAGCGCCTCCCAGTCAGGCTGCGATGTAACATTAGCACCCTTACCCGTCGCAAACGGTTTAAAATCATTTTTAGCCATCAGAGTAATGTCCCCCATGAACCGGCATCAAACCCGCTGATATATTCGTTATCCATATCAAACCCAAAAAACCTGTTTCCTTCAGAAGGCGTTTCCACCGAAGGAATTTCAATACTTCCGCCCCATACACCAGCGGCCTTTACCGTCAGATACCCTTGTCGTATCGCAGCAATAAGTTCGAGAGAGACCGATGAAATATCTGTTTCAGGAAAAACCCAGATACCTATAGTCATGTCCTGGTTATCGACGATCTGCATCTTCAGACCGGACCCGTCCAGTGCAGCGTCAAGAATGGGAGGCAGAGAGTCGTTTCTTCCGTCCCAGTTGTTAATTGCTATCTTCGTTTTTAGAACGATGCGATAGGTTTCATCGCTCAGCGAGGTATAACCCGAATCCGGATCATATGGCCCCTGCCAGACGCCCTGGTCATATCCGAGTCCGTCAGTGTCCCAGCTGAAATAGACACCGCTTATTGGCTGGCTTACAACCCGGCTTAACCCTATCCACTGGCCGAGAATATCGAGTTGTATTCCTGTCGCATAATCAATATCAAAAGCGTTTATTATCCCATTTATTGCGGCTGAGGTTTCAGCTAACGGCCTGGTCACTAAATCGATGTGTTCAACGAATTTAGGTTTTGTCGCATGGTAGTTAGTAATTAAGTCCGTATATTTGCTCATGCTTCCACCGTAATAATGATATTTTCCGGCTTACAGGAGGCAGATTCGTCGTAAGCAATATTAATATTCGCCGCAGCAACAGCTTCCGGAGATTTGCCGATCAGCAACTCCTGAATATCGTAATAGCGCGCATTTCCACCACTGACGACCCCAAGGTTAGCAGGAGAATAAATCCGGCTCAGCAGTACCTGGTCACCAATCATCAGTCTGTTAATGTAATCCGCAACAGCCTGCTGAATCTGCACACCTATCTGAGAGGTGTACCCGGCAAAAACTTTTAAGGTGATTTTTCCGTAAACAGGGACATCAGTTGGTCGCGAAAAACTGATTATGTGAGGATTGCCATATTTATCCGGTACGGTTACGGATGTTTTTCCCCAGGTCCGGACCCCCTGCCCTTTATTTCCCCGGATGGTCCTGGCTATTTCGGTCACATCGCCACCATCAACAATGGCCGAGATGGAATGCGGAGGGAGCCCGTTACCGTCAGTCTTTCCTGTATCATTTTCATAGAGCTTGTGGCGCGTCACACCAGCAATATTAGCGATCGCCCCGTCCACACCTTCAAATGGTGTGATGGATGGTATCGCGACACTCTGCCCCTGCCTGATGCGCAGTTCTGCGTCCGTTTCTGCAGGTGCGCCAACGGTGGCCGCTGCCGGGTTGGTTACCGACGTCCAGCCACGGGTCGGTGTATTGATAGTGGTAATCGTCCCGGCAGGAGCTGCAACCGCTCCGCTTTTGGAACAAATTGCAGTTGCCGTCACGGTGCCATCAACACCAATCACCACTGAATCCGGAAGACGCCAGATCACGTTATTGGTGTCTTTCACGGTGCCGTTCGTAATGGTTGTTCCTGCGGTGCCAGTGAGCAGTAAATCCACGGTAGAGTTCGTTGCACCTTTGCGCGCGATACCGTTAATTTTTACGTTACTGGTCAGCGCTGCGCCGTAACCCGTAGCAGGTGAAAAGCAGTTATAGACGGAAATGGCTGTGTTATTGGCATCGTGAATAGCAAGCGCCACCAGCGCCACCATCTGGCCGTCTTTGCTGTCCGGCTCCAGATAAGCGTCACTACCATAAATCTGCTGGAAATAGCTCGTCAGGGTATCGAGTATCGTCTGGTAATCAGGCGCACTGATCCCCTCAGCGGTTACCGTTGCCGATAAGCCGAGTGTGTCCAAATTGAGGGCCATTTATGCCTCGCTGGTTACTGTCGTTGTTCCGTAGATAGTGTCGATTTCAGCGAAGAACTGGACGCGGCGCGTCGTCGTGTTCACTGTGGTATTGAAAGAGAGGATGGATTTCACGCCCCGCGTTTCGAGGATGCGCTTGCGGATCGCCAGATTGTAGGTTTCCGGCTTTTGCTTACCGAGCACAGACTGAATCCACGGTGTTCCCTCTGTCTTATCGAGGAACCACTGCCCGTACCACAATGCAAATCGTGTTTTTACCGCCTGCGCGACAGCTTCTGGCGAGTTAATCAGCCAGGTATCATCGCCACTACCAAAAGTGTAATCACCTTCGCCGTCTTCACGTCTGTACCGCATTAGTTCACCTCATCTGTATTGCTTCCACCGCGTTGAACGCCGCCATGCGTATGGGTATTGTCGATCAACTTGCCGTTCGCTTTCACACTACCGATAAACTCAACAGCACCGGTGATTTTTGATGCAACGCCAGAAACAACGGACCCTACCATGCCGCCCAGCCAGGACAGCAGCCCATGAATGGTAACTTTCGCCGAGAAGTCGGCCAGCGGAGTCACTATATCCAGACCGCCAGGCGCTACGATTTTAATTTTCTGAGTGGAAGGGTTGAGCTCAAAGAACGTACTTCCGTCGTCGCTACGGAGCTGCGCGGCCCCCGTACTTATTCCGCTTATTTTTTGCGCCTGCGACTGCGGCCCGACGATACAGAACGCATCCGATAAATCATGCACCCGATCGTCGACAGGCTCCTGTACCCCGCCGTTCTGCCACCAGAAATCGATGCAGCGATCGGAAAAAATCACCAGGCATTCATCACCGGCTTTCACCGGGAACGTTAGCGTGCAGCCGCCGCCGCGAGGAAATACCACGGGCACATCCACCAGCAGCGGGTAAGGTTTTGTCACCCGGTTGCCGTCGTTATCGGTCTCAACCGAACGGATAGCAGGCTGCACAACCGCCGTAACCGCGTCAGGGTCGAATGACTGAATAATGCCGGGCAAAGCGACGCGGATTTGGTTCTTTGTTGTTTCCCGCTCAGATTTGAATGTTTCGGCAAGGTCGCCGCTACGGGTCTGGTCAGATACTGCCATTTAGTAGGCTCCAGAAAGCAAAAAACCCGCCACTGGCGGGTTTATAAATAAGGTTTAATTAAGCAGCCTGGGATTTCATTTCTGCTATTTTGTCCAACATCTTGTTCACTGCTGAAATAGATGAACTCGCTTCTGTTTGCAAAATAGTCTCTGTTAGATCGTAGTCCGCGCGCTTACGCTTCATTTTTTGTTGCTTAAGAACTGCCCCCAACTGGATAAGAGACATTAACTCATAAGGTTCGCCCTTTCGCCTTGCGTCTGAAGTCAGATATTGTACAACTCCATCATGTGTTGTTGGTGGACAACACGTCAAAAGGCCGCATGTTTCATGGTAGAAAGCATAGTAAGCCCGCGAAATAGCACTTCTGAAACCAGACTCAACACCAGTGTCTAAACACGTGATGGCTGCGTCAATGAACTCTTTTCCTTGGATACTCATATTGTGAATTGAATCTCCTGCCGATTACGCCCGCGGAACCAAGCTGTTACATTTTTTCCAGCGAAGACTTCATTCATTGCAATTTCAGTAGCAACGTCAATATCCATATCGGAAAGCGTATCAGCATCTTCGCATAACACATCACAAACTATGCCCGCATCCCCTTCAGGGCTTGCGACGTAGTCATGTGAAATTGCTAAAACACCATAATTTTTGGCGACATTAGCAATTGTTCTGGAAAGAAGACTTATTTCATTTGTACTTAAATCAGTCACACTTATGAATGCATCTAATGCCTGTTTTTTTTCCATAACATCTGACTCCATGCTTTCTCGCTCGCTATCGCTTCCAATCATAGACAGAGCTTTTCGAGCAAAAAAGAGTGATAGTTCACCATCACCGTCCGCATAGGCTGCATTCCTGGCTCGTACACACAAAGCGAGACTAGTAATTTCCCTAGCCAGTCTCACAGCCTCTTCACGATACAATTCATACTGCCCGGTATAACTGAGATAAGAGAGATAATTCCTGGCTACTGCTTCGTCACGATATGCAACTGCCTCCCGGAAAAAACCGACAGCCTCACTGTGTTGATGCGCAGCTCCATAGGCCAGAGCCAACACCATAAGCTTCACGGGCTCATCTGGGATTTTACTTGCTCCAGAAACCACTCGCTTTAGTGTAAAAGCATCTAACTGTTGCCCTTCATCAATATGCGAAGTAAGCATCTCAAGCGTTTCATTCAGTTTGCTATGCAGTGCAAGTGACATTAATTATCCTCCGTGGCAGCAGAATTTATCATCAGGAGGCATCATCAACAACCTGTAGTTTTATTCATTACTCCCCATTTTAGACTAAGACTTTGTTCTTTTGCGGGGAGGTAAAGAGAACTTGTTAAAAATAAATTCCACTCAATCAGGCACTTTCTTACACGGAAATGATCCAATGATCCTCGGCGCGTCCATGCTGTTCTGCAGCAGTTGGACGTTAAGGAACGCTTTTCCGTTACGCTTCACAAACTCAAAGCCGTAATTGTTGCCATCACGGGAAGGCATCAGGCCCATGTCCATTTTCATGTTTGAGTAATCACCATCTTTTCCCAGAAATTTGATTTTCTGAGATGTGACAGTCTCACCGTTAATAACAGTCATTCCGTCACCGGTCATTGTGTAATTGCCGCACTGAATTGCAGCCATCGCCGGTGCAGTAACCATCATTGCTAACGCCAAACAGAACCGTTTCATTGAAGCCCTCTTTCCCTCGCTGATGAGGAAACAAGATCCGCCGCGCCACGCGCTTCGCACATCATGTCCATGTACCACGCCTGGCCCCTTGTATCACCAGTATACATAATGCCTTTCACAACATAAACGCCATCCGTTGCGATGCTGGCAGGCTGCGCCGTGGTGCCGCTGAGTGTGATATTGCCGTCAGTGTTCTGGTCGGTGATGCGGCCACCAGCCATAGCAATATCGTTGTTCGACAATGCAGTACGATACACCGAAGCCTGATCCAGTTGAATTAGCCCGTTAACCCGGATGTTCGGGTTAATCAGCGCGCGGACGTTAACGCCATTACCGATGGTCTGCTGAGGCATGCCGATCAGCCCGGTGGCGCTGTTGAGCACAATCGCGTCGTGCATGTATTCACCTTCGGGCAGCATATTAAGCTGACCATCCACGAACTGCCAGGTGGCGCCGCACTGAGCAGCAACGTTATCCATAAGATGCCGTGTCATGCCAAACAGCGCACGTCCGCGCGGGAAAACAGTCGGGGGGAATACCGGAGTGCGACCAACGGTCGCGCCTTTGGCTTCGAAGTCTTTCATCAACAGCCTGAACATATCTTCTGTCGTGTAACCCGCTGCCAGCGTCTGATTGGTAATGCTGGTGGCAAATGCCAGATCCGTATCGGCGGCCTGAATCAGGACGTAGGAGTCAATGGGACTGTCTTTTCCTGTGACCGAGTAGCGAATTTCCCCACTAAAAATCAGTCCGTAGTTGCGCCCGTCGCTCTGGCCCACCGTGTCGGCGTCGACTTCCCGCGCAATGCCGACATCGCTGGCTGCCACCTCCGGCGCGATACCGTCGTAACCGGCAATCAGCCGCACTTTCGAAAACGCCTGGCCGGTGATGCGGTTCACCGTATCAGCTGACAGGTTGTAGATTTTGAACGTTCCCACCCGGGACGCGCTGCTGATGTTGAACCAGTCGATCGTAAAGGTCACTTTAAAATCGCAGAGTTGAATACCCTGTCCGTTTTCGCCCACGAGCTGCAGCTCGAAATGCCTCATCCAGTTCTGTGACATGCTTACTCCGTTAATACCAGTAAATGACTGCGACCGCCCAGGTCGGTTTTCGTCGGATAATCCTGTGTACTGTCGTCACACATCACCACCAGCTTAAAACCCAGTCCCATGTATGCGTACTGTGCCAGCAGGTCGGCGCCAGTGACCAAAGGAATGCCGGAGATTACCGGCTCCCCCCTGTCGTTCTGCAGGTCCATGATCCAGTACAGGTCACGCCAGATGATGCGAATCCGCCACGTGATACCCGCCAGGATGATGCTGAACTGCTGGTTATCCGCGGTCAGCGGAATTTCCTGAATAGTCATTAACCCAGCCCCAGAAAAGCCGCACCACTCTGCAATAAAGAAGTGTTGGGCGGTTTAGTTGTTTTGGTTCCGGTATTGAGGACTGGCGACGTGCTGGCCCCGTCCTTCATGTCGGTTTTATCCGCGACGGTTACCTGCTGCGTCTGCGAGATGAGAACCTCCCTCAGGGTGAGGACGGCGGACAAGACATTTTCGGTCGTCCTGTCGGTCGTCACCTCCAGTGCGCGGATCAGCATGTTGCTGTACAGCCGTTTGCCGGTCACCACATCGAAGGGAATACGGCTTTCCTGCAAGTCGAGTATCTCCTGATACGTCTGCTGAGGACTCAGGCCCAGTAAGCTGGTGGCCGTCAGGTTACTGGCAAAATCCAGCAACGATCCGCCACCAGCGAAACCGACCTCCATCACCACTTCAGACGGTTTTTTGTAGGCATGGTCAGCGATGGCGGCACCGACCTCGACAGGGTGCTCTGTTATCTCTAGCGTGTCGGTGTGCTTCTCTGAAACAACCACACTGGGGATAAGCACCCCAATTCTCCTGGACTGCTGATGAAAGAGAGTAGAGAGAATATCCATTAACCCACCTTCGTTTGATTGCCGCGCATGAGCTGGGCATTTGCAGACTGCTGCCGACGTTCTACCTGATTCCCCACGGAGTGCGGATCACCACCACCGTAAATGTGATAGGTGTTCTGTTGCTGGACCTGAGCTCCGGGGGCGGGCATGTTGCTTAACACCTTCGGAATGTAGTTGCGGGTTTCCTGAGGCATAAGGGCCATCCCGTGTTTCTGTACATTCCCGATCCCCCAGTTATATGACGCCAGCGCCTTGCTCAGGTCACCGCCATTCGCCCGCAGCAACTGTGAAAGATATTTTGCTGCAGCCTGCGCAGCCTTCTCCGGATCGAAAACATCATTCCCGCGCAGCCCCATATCTCGTGCAGTGCCGTCCATAAACTGAAACAGGCCTTTAGCGCCGGCGCCGGAAACTGCAAACTGATTCCCGCCTGATTCAGTGATGGCCACACTGCGCAATAAACCTTCCGGAAGCCGGTATAGGTGTTCCAGATTGGTTAGCATCGGCTGCATCCATCCCAGCAGCTCAGCGCCAGCTTTTGTTGGTTGTGGCCGCTTAACTGACTGTCCGTGTTGTTCAGGGTCATCACCCCCAAACCAGCCGCGAACCGTTCGGCCTACGCTGCGGGGATCGAATCCCCAGTGCTCTTTAATCCAGTCGGCGGCACCGTTGGCGCTGTCTGTTACCATTGGCATCGCTGACGAATTTTCGCTGCCCTGATTAAGCATCTGTTTGCCGATGCTGGCGGCATCGGCCCAGCGACCGTCTTTAATGGCATTGAGCAGGTCAGCGATCATGTTCAGCATTTTGCTGAACTCCCCCATCTGGTCGATGAAATTGCTGAAATCCCATTTCAGGGACCACGATTTGGGGTCAATGTTGAGCAGTTTCGCCAGTGCTTTCGCCAGGTCGTTAACGGTCGCTTTCAGGTCACGAACCATCTTCAGCGCGACGTCGACCTCCGGTTTCCATTTCTCCCAGTCAATCAGGCTCTGGCCGCCTTCCTTCCAGGTCTGATAATCTTCCCACAGGAGGGCGATCCCCGCCGCCAGCGCGGTAATGAGGCCAATCGGCGACATCCAGAACGTGCTGTTCAGAATGCGCAGCGCAATCGTCAGTGCGCCAAACAGCGAGATCAGTTCCCGCGTTTGCTTATCCAGTGATTGCCACCAGGTGATAAGGCTGGATGTTCCCTCAATAAGCCTGAAGAACAGGCGCCCGATGATATCCCCGAGCGTCAGAATACCTTTTATGGCTTTCGTCAGGGTCTGCTCGATGCGCGGGAAGTTATCCAGGATGTGGCGGCGCAGCGTGTCCAGCGAACCCGCCAGACCACCAGCAAGATTAGAGCCGATCTTGTCACGGGCCAAGCCTGCCATCGCGCCGAACTCGCGCAGGGAGGTCATGAACCTGTTGGAGCTTTTGGCCGCCTCGTCAGCATTGAAACCGATGGCCTTTGCCATCGCGCTGTACTGGCCGGAGAATCCCCCTAAACCCCGGCGCATCGCCATAAGGGTATTTTCATCAATGCCCAGCATCTGCGCATACTGGTTAGCCCGGTAATACGGCATGCTGCTGAGCTTCTGGCCGACGCCCGTAAAAATGGCGGCCATATCGCGCATATTCCCGCTGGCGTCCCGGGTCTGTACGCCCAGGCGGTTCAGAAAGCCTTCCGCGCCGGGATTATTACGCACAAACCGGGAGAGGCTTTCCAGCGAAGTCCGCGCCGCCTCCACACTACCGCCCACCTGCGAAACTGCGTAGCCAATCGACTGAATCCCCTGAACCGTCGCGCCGGTGCGTTGAGATGCCCAGTAGAGATTATCCAGACCGGAGGCAATTTTCGCCGTAAACGCAACAACGGACAGCGCCGCACCTTCCACCGCCAGCCCTGTTTTTATGGCATTTGCGGTGACGCCAGCAAGAACAGATTCAAATTTCTCGTATCCGGCTTTATCAATATCAAAGCCAAGGGAGACGAGAAAATCTTTAATAGTCTCAGCGTTCATTATCCTCTCTCCATTTCTCAATACGGCGCTGGTTGTCAGCCTTAACAGCCAGATGGTCATTCATCAGCGCGATATCGCACAGATCGACTGATCCATCCTTCAGCGCGTAATAAGGGATTAACCCGGCGTCAACCGGGTCAAGGAGATAAGACAGCCCGTCAGGCAGGCTGTTGAGGGTTAACCCTGAGTCTGGTCCGGCGTCTCGCTGGTAAGGCTCACGGGCAAAAAATTTCCCAGCGAATCGGCGACCACCCGCGCCACCAGCTGCAGCATGATCAGGAGATTGATGTCATCAAACATCAACTCACCGCTGTTGAAAACAGGCGTCCAGACCGTCCCGTTTTTTCGGGCCACAACCGACAGGCAAGGATGAATTATCGAGTTGGTGTCTTCCTCTTTCATCGAGGCCAGTTCGTCAGCAATACGCGGCAGCAACGTTTCAAATACTGGCTTAAGCTCATCAAATTTTTTGGAGTCAACCTTACCGTCTGCTGGCAGCAGGGAGCGAATGCTCCCGAAGTCAGTCATCATCCCTGCGAGGAGCGGCAGTAGTTTGCGTGTAACCTTGAGCTGATCAAACACGTTGAGTTTTGCGGCGCGGTATTCCACGCCATTAATATTGCATTCCATCTGTTAGAACTCCCCGAGAACTTCGTCAATCTTGCCGCAATCAAATACCCAGGCGACCGTTCCGGCTACCTTCGGGTTATTCCAGTCAGGCTGTTTCTGGAAAGCACAGGAGCGCGCCGTACCGATATCACCGGACACCCTGTTACGCACGACGATCACGTTATTTCCCCACAGCGCTGACGACATGCGCTGCGCGTTGTACATGATGGAAAGCTTTTTGTTCAGAGGGGATGTTTTAAGCAGGGTGACGGTAATAACGCCACTATTGCCGCCGTGGAGGCTGTGCATCACTTCACCGTCAGAACCGATAGTCATCGTGTTCTTTGCCTCGGTCATCGTGACCGTGATCCCCTCTTCGGAGTTGGCAGAACCAGCCCCAAGATCTAATGAACCTGTCGGCCCGGAAAGAGAAGCCGAAATATCAAGAAAAGAGTAAGCACCCATTCGATTCTCCTTAACGAACCACGGTAATTGCTACATCGCCGTAATGAACGGCCCCGGCCAGTTTCGCGGCCACCTGAATCGGTACGCCTTTACGCGCTTCACGATCGGTCTGCAGCTGGTTGTCCACAGTATCCGCCCAGGTGTAATACCCTTTGGTCAGGGTGTCGCCGGTTCCGAGTTGCCCCATTGGTCCGCCAGTCCAGATACCTGGTGCAAACAGACCGCTTTTGTCGGCCACATCCAGCACTTTTTCGATGTTGGCGATTCGGGTCGTTGTACCAGCATCGGTCTGTGGGATCTTCGTGGTGCTGGTGTAAAGCGTGTTGTAGTCGGCTGTCTGTACTGCGTTCTGCAGCCAGTCGAGCCCGTGACGCTCATCGAAGAAATCGCCGTTACACATCACACCCTGTTCAAGGATGGCTGTATCGTTTTCGTAGTACACGTAAACGTTACAGTTCTTCGCTTCCAGAGCATTCGCCTGTGATGTACCGATGGTTTCGTAGGTGATGCCAGGCAGTTGCTTGAACTTCAGGGTGATAGTGGTATTGCTGCCGGTGAAGTTGACCGTAAACGCACGTCCAAACGCTGACAATGCAGCATAGGGACTGGTAGATGAATACTGGATATAGGTCCGGCTGTATTTTGCGGCCTTCAGTTTGGTAGCCAAATCGGTTTCAACCGCCGAGCTCAGAATATCCGCTTCGCTCGAAGTTATAGCCAGGATTCGCGAAACGGTCGCAGACTCGATCGCCGACGAAACGGAGATCAGGTCAGCATCATCCGGATAGTCAGCCACCGGAACGGCCAGATGCAGACCATACCAGGAGTTGTAATCCAGCAACGCGTTAACCGCCTGCAGCAGAGTTTCAGTAGGGCCAGATTCAGCCGAAGTGAGGCTATCAATCCAGCGACCAACATACAGTTGCGTCGGACGCGGTGACTGGGAGAACCAGACTACAGCTGCTTTGTATTCCTCACTGTCGACGCCGAAATCATCCCCGATATCTGCCGGATCGGAATACAGGCGCAGACGCTCGGTGATAGGAATAACAGTGGAATTACCCAGAATCAGCATCGAACCGAAATTTCGGCCCTGCGCAGCTCTGGCAGAAAGCGTCACGGTTACGTTGGTGACGCGGTTTAAAGGCAAGCCTTTCGCCATGATCAATCTCCGGTTGAGATCGCGACATTACCGTCGACGATAGATTTAATGTTGTATGTGCGCGTGACTTTGCGGCGTATCTTCACCGTGATGTCATAACGGCGTAGCCATTGCTGGTTGATAAGTTCAGGAAAGGGGGTAATGGAACTGACATCGCCTAATGTCAGCCCCATTCGATTTAGTTCGGAGTTATTCTGCTCAACAGATATCCCATCGCGGAAAATAGAGGCAAACTTCATTCCTGAAGGACCGTAAAATGATGCCATTGCGACAAATGTTTCGTGTCTCCATAGCTCTGTTCCGGAATCTGTTTGCCTGATGAATGCTGGATTATCATCAATGGGCCATTCGATGATGCCAAATGCGCACCAGTTCGTTTCAACTGGCAGCAGTGGCGGTTGATCTTTCTGCCAGCGCGGGCGAACCATCCCAGCAGGCAAGCCGGAAACGTTGCGCATCCACTGGCTTAACAGCCTGTCTAGCGCTTCGTCATAATCCGGATCGCCGCTGGTGGGTGTCAGCCAGCCGCGCGCTGTGCTGGTGTTATTGCTCAACGGGAGTACCCCCATCAAACGGCAGCAGCTCGCAATGCGCCTGTACAAAGCCGGCGCCATATGCGGTGTACGGGTCGACGAACGTCACACGATAATCACGGTTCTGATACGTCACGATATCGGCATCACGGCCAGTCTGCCCCTGCGTGAGTCGCTCAGTCGTCACGATAAGGATTGCTCCACTGATAACCTGCCCGGACTGCATGCGGCGGTTTTCCAGTGAACGGTCAACGGTAACAACTCCGGCAAACTGCGTTTTAACTTCGCTGTCGCTACCAATCCCGTCTTCGTCCACTGTCTGTACCCGACGCGTTACCCAAAGGTTGAAGTCACAAAAATCCGGGTCGAAAAGAACATCGGTTACATCAAGAATCGGCATTTTTATCCCTCACTACATGGGTTATTGAGGCGAGATATTTGCCAGTATCGTAAAGAGGCTTAGCCAAAGTGGTGCCCGGAGATTCACCAGCAGCACGCCGCGCAAGTTCCGCTTTCGCACCTTTACGCCCACGGCGCGCACGCGCTTCAACGGTGCTATCTGCAAGCGGAGTAAAATTGGCAGCTTTGATGTGATTTTTCACCCCTCTTGCAGCCACTGTACCTGCGCGGTTGAGTGCTCTTTCCGCTCCCGCCGCATTACCATCAAGCGCAGCCTGTGCCGCAGCTTTAAGCTGTGGCATCGTCTGGTCTTCAACTGATTTAACGCCGGGTACAAGATGCGGACGTGGTGGGATGTTTTGTGCAGGTGAACCGTATTCGTTGATATACCCAATCCCGGCATTACCGAACGACACATCATCCCGATCGCTGTCTTCCGCAGGGATACCGACCAGCACATCCTTTTTGGTTAGCGACTTTAGCGCATCCAGTATTGCCTGAGCGTTATCAACCCTCGTTGTTACACCGCTTTTGAAACTCATAGCTGGCGTCCCCCCGCACCGAACATCGTGATCAGCTGATAAAATTCAGCGCCATACCGGGTGTTATTCCAGAAGCCTGCGTCAGGGTTTAGCGTCGCGCTGGTGTCATAGCTGACGCTTACCTTGTCAACGGACTTGGAGGACTGAACACTATTGGTTGAACCGCCCGGACCGCCAACCAGCATCGCTTGGCTATCTGCCGCCCAGAGCGTCATATAGTGCGCAACGAACAACTCGGCAAAGTACGGAAACAACTTTTTGCCGGTGACGTTTTCGCTCAGTAGTTCATCGGCCAGATTTAGACGGAACTCGATTTGGACGTCGGGATATTTTGCCGGGTCAGCAAACTGCGGGAAGTCGCGGCGAAAATCACTTACTATTGGCAGACTTTGATTCTTTGGCATCTTTCGCCCCATTACCGCCAGTCCGGGCGGAAGTAATCTGCGCCTGCAGGCTGTCGTTCTGCTCCTGCAGCTTGAGCAGAGCGTCTTTCAGATCGGCAATCAGTTTATCTTTATCGGCAATCTGCGCCTGAAGGCTGTCAATAACGGGTTGCTGGTCATCAGTTTCATTCGATCCGCTTTCGGAAAGCTCAGCGTGCGCCCGGGTAAACCAGTGCGACGCGACCTCTTCTGGTACGTTATGCCGTCCCCGGCCAAACTCCTGTTTTGACTGATCGCCGAGCGTCAGCGTAAACGGGGTGTGAACATGGATGGTAACCAGCTTTTCTTTCGCCATTTTTAGTTTCCTTCTGGCCCCTTTCGGGGCCATTCTGGTTATCAGATACCGTCCACGTAGGACAGGGTTTCTTTGTACACTGGCTCAACCGCACCGAGCTTGCCATAGTAGGTCGCAATCTGGTACAGACCACGATACTGAACAGGAACGCTTTGCAGCGGAACCAGTGGATAGCGGACGTATTTCTTATCGTTGGTGTAGGCGACCATACGGTCTTTACCGCCAACCCCGCGCCCTTTCAGCCATTTTACCGCTTTGATTTCCAGCGGAACGCCGTTCTGGTGGAAAGCGATAGTGTTCACAGCCAGATAGGTCAGCAGTGACTGGTTACCCGCTTCGGAAACCTTACGGCTCGCCAGCAATGAATACTGCTCTGGCGGAATGCGCAGATCAGAAGGCACGACGGAATAACCGGATGCTGCCCAGGCATTCGACAGAATGCTGTTTACGCTGTCGAGGATCTCATCGTTGGTGGAGTTAGCCCAGGTCTTCGTTGCGTTGTTCAGCGTCACACCAACGAGATTCGTCAGACCTTTCAAACCAAGCGCTTCGTCTCCGACGTAAACCTGTTCGTCGTTATCCATCTGCCATTTAAGCTGCATCCCGTCGTACTTTTGAGTGTCGATCGGACGGCCTACCTGCTGTGCCGCAGCCAGCTCAACAACAGTCCATCCCAGCTCCATCCCCCAAAGGTTCAGCGGATTGCCGTCTTTACTGATATCAACATTAACGCCAGCAATGGCAGTTGAATCTTTGCCTACCCAGTTTTTACCATTCGGATTAGCGCCAGAACCCGCCACGCCAAAACTGGTATTCGTCCAGCTGGAAATGTCATCTGCGATAGAGACGTCTTCGCGCAACTGGATATCACGTGTCCAGGTATAACCCACCAGTGGCAGATTCAGCCCCTGGTCGAGTCGCTCCAGCTCCCCGATGAGAAAGGCACCGGAGCTATCAACGGTTGCCTGATCAAAAGTAATCATTCGTCTGTTCCTTAAATCTTCCAGGAGATTTCTGCGTTGCCGTTAGCGTCACCGGCCCCCGTAAAAAAAGCATCAGGTAACGCGGCTGTTTTGCCTGTCACCTCTGCAGCCGTGATCCCGCCAAGTGGAACCGGGATGGAAGCATCGGCTGATACCACGATGTACACCACGCCCCCTTTTTTAACGGACGAAGCATCAGCACCCACGTTTACCGTCATGTACCCACGCTTCATGGCGTCGCCCGAGAAATTCTTATCAGTACCCACCTGGCGAACCATGTCTGGTTGCGATGTGGTCGGATACGGACGAACGTAGATACCCTTCACCTTGTCGACGGTGTCACCCTCCGCCAGCGGCACGAAAAAGCCGTCAGCGTCGTATTTGCCAGCCAGACCATACGCTGCGAAGGCGTTATCGGATTTAAGGATCACCGGTTCGACGGTTAAGTCCTGCGGGCGAGAGATAGCCCCGGCAATGCCAACAGGCATCCGGTACAGATATGCAGTCATTGGATTATCCTTTGCGGTTAGACCAGAAGTCGGCGTTTTGTTTGTTCAGGGAAGCGATGCTGGTCATGCCCATGCCTGGACGTTGTGCATCGCCCGTGGTGCTGCGGGTGTTTCTCCCTTTTGCAATCTCAGATACGGCGTTAAACGCCATATCAACCGATTGTTTAGGTAATTTGCGGATATCAGCGTCACCGACAACCTGGCGAACCAGTGTTTTGTCTGCTGCCGCCAGCACATCACGTTTAAATGCGGTCGGTTTCACCTTACGGCTCAGATCGATACCCGGGATAATGACTTCAGCGCGATAGGCAGAATCACCAGTAATCGTGGTTTCCTCTTCGTTGTCCTCGCCGTCGCCGGTCGGGTCTTTCTTATCTTTATCATCAGGGGTGTCAGCATTATCGCCCGTTGCCGTTCCTTCCAGCTTAGCCAGCAGGGCCTTGAGCAGGGTTTTGATATCGTCCTCGCCGTCGCCGGTCACATCTCCGCCCATCTCCGGCTTTTTGTCCGGCAATGGCTGTTGCGGTGAAAGGTTAATGTTGAGATTAACGCCGCCAGGCAGATCACCTTCATCACCCGTTACAGCCGCTGGCGCTGAGTCCAGTAGTTCGTTCATGGTGTCCGAGTCACCTGTTTTGATGGCCGTGCGCATGCGGGTCCACCAGCTTTTCTTTTGATTTGCCATTGTGTCTCTGTCTCCAATTGCACAACGATTTCCGGCTCTGCCTTTGGGGACAAGAGCCACATGGTTACCTGTAATTTCTACCTGCTCGGCCTTACCCGGTTCGGTCTGGTCATATTCGGCGTCATAGCCGCAAGAAACTTGCCGTAGACCGTCTTCAACCAACTGGATGGCGTACTCATCTTTGATGATGATGTCGGCGATCATCAGGTCAGCCTGGTCACCCGTTCCGCGCCGTACGTTTTGCAGATGCCCCACCGCCAGCTCTTTCCAGTTCGCGGGGTTAATGAGCTGGACATTGCCGTTTTCGTCCTCCGGGTGGAGAACGGTGATACTCATGCCCTCGAAGGACGCCAGCGTTGCAGGGTCAAAGACATGCTCTGGCGAGCGACTGACAACAATTTCGCCAAAGGCATCGGGAATAAGGTTGGGCAGGTCGGCTGCGCCGTAGAGTTGCTTGCCGGTTCGCGCTATGGGCACGTCTTTGCAAAGCAATGAGCCATCCGCCAGGCGGTATCGGGTTTCCCCCAGCCGGGTATTGAAAAAATATTTCATGTTTTACCTGCGATTCAGGCGAGATAAGAATGAGGATTGGGGAAGACGATTTCTTTATAACAGCGGCAGTTCGGGAGCTCGCCAGCGTGACCGGTCATGCCGTCAAGCGTTGGGGGTCGTCCCCATTCGACAAACTTCCCTTCCATCTCCCGATGAGAATGCCGGACGTCGCCATCTTCGGCTGTACGCCAGATATAACCATTCGAGCCGATTGACAGCGCTCGCGCCTGATCGAGCGCGCCTGTTGCACGTCCAAGCTCGGTACGGGCGATAAGGTCAGCTCTGGACTTTGCTATATCACCCGATGCTGCAATTTCTTTAGCAAAATGCTCCGCTCTCCCACCGGTCACAACAGCTTCAATCGCCCGATTCTGGATGTCGTATACCCTGTCAGCAGCCTCGAGGGGTAGCGATTTAATGTACTTAACCTGTTCGGCAACGATGGATTTCATCACCTGCCCTGGCGGGGCATTGCTCACCAGATTGCGTAGCTCACGACTGATGGTTTTGCTGTGTTTCCGCCACTGCTCATCATTTTTGCGCACAATGTCGGCGGTAAAGTTCTCAGCAACCTTCGTCGCCCACGGCGTTATAATTTCGCTGTAGCGCTCCAGGGCCTCCATGATTTCGGTGACGCTATCGTTTGAACCATCGTAGTGCCCATTTACGATATCCCCGACCGCCCGCGCTATCTGCCGTAGGCTCGTTCGATATCGGATCTCCGCCTGTCGGCTCTGGCGGTTTGTCGACAAGTTCGCCGATGCCTGGTGGCGCTTCGTCTTCGGCATTCTCGATATCCTCGTCGGTAATGGATGCCCCGATGCCAGTAACATCGGAGTTCTCACGCAGGTCGGTCATAGCGGCTTTGGTTGTCATCAGCCCTGCATCCAGCGCATTGACAATCGCCGTGGTGGTATTCACAGCCACCGTTGAGCGGTCCACATCTGACATCTGCCATAGCGGGTTAAACTCAAACGTGAAATCGTCCGGCAGCGGCTTACCGAGCTCCGAACGATGCATAATGTCCAGCACCCGGCGCACTGGCAGGCGTAAGCGACGCTCCTGCAATGAACTGACCCGGTCATAATAGTTGGCAAGGTCTGCGTCACCCGTTGAGAAACCTTTAGGGGACTGCCCGAAGAGGCGCACCAATGGAATGCCAACAGCACCGCTAATCTGCTCGGCGAACTGCGAAAGAATGTCATCCAGACCGCTGAAACTGTACTGGTGGGTTTCGAAGGTATCCTTGGCATCCATTAGCGTCATGCCTTCATTGCTCTGAAACTGGCGGATCAGATCAATGTTTTTCAGCAACGCCTCGAATGCCGGGCCGCCCAGTGCAATAAGCTCACGGAGTTTTTCCACTTTGTAGGTCCGCAGATGCGCTTTGTAGACCAGCTGCGCCGCACCGACAGTGGCGCTGTCGAACGCAGTAAGCCGATCCCAGATACGCTCTAAAACCGACATTCCCCATTCGTTCTCGGTCATCTTCTGCTGGAATGGCAGCGTCACCCCATCGAAGCGAATCAGGCGGCTATGGTGAATACGCCAGGCGGGGATGCCCGTTGCGGTGGTCACCACATCATAAAGCTCAGGCTTGCCGAGATTCGGCCCCATTTCTTTAATGCGGCGGGTCAGTACCGGGTTAATCATCCAGCGGTCAAGCGGAAGAATCCCCTTAAACTTGCCTTCACCAATGGTTTCGAGCCGTAGCGGGGTCATGGGCGCCTGACCTTCTATCATGATGAAGCCCACCGCGCCGCCGTAGAGACGAGACCATTTCAGTACGTCGTTCAGCGCATCCCAGATTTGCAACTGATCCAGCTGCGCTTCGAGAGTGCCACGGTCTTTTGCGTCAATCTCAGAAGTGATGCGAATGCCTTTGCGGGTCATGTCGTCGGGGATAGCATCTACCGCTTCACCGATGAGCCAGGATGAGCGATAGGACCATTCCACCAGCATACGGTTGCGGCTGGTGAAGTTCGCCCGGTAGGTCGATGCGGAGTGCTGGTTAGGCGTCTGCATCCCCACGCGGGCGACAAAGTTCTCGTAGCCGTCGGCCGTGGCCTGCACCGTTCGTCGCGAGGCTTGTTTGTTTCGTGCCATCAGGCCTGTCTCCCTAGCAGCTCCCAGATATTGAGGGCTGAATTCATTGGCGCGTAGCTGATCATCACCGAGTCGGCGAGGTTCGGCGACCTGGTACCGTCAGGCTGTTTATCCACAACGATTTTCCCCACGCCGTTAATGGAGTAGGTTGGCTGCGAAAGCTCGATGATGAGTTTGTCTTTGCTCTCCATCGTGCTGCTGATGGAGATAATTTCGTCCGGGTTGTAGGCCATACCTTCAACAACGGCGCGGTAGGTATTCCGGAAGAGCTTGCGTAAGTACCACCAGCTCTGTGCCTTGGCGTTGGCGAAGAAATCCTTGTTCAGGCGTGCAGCCTGCCCATTGTCGCCCCGTACGGCTTCGTCATCAGGATCGAATACCGCGCCGCTACCACGAAACGGTGTGGCAAGTATTGGCGGCCTGCGGGCGGCTTTGCGTAATTCGTTAATGGCACGCGCATCGCCGCGAACGCCAGCCCCCAGACCGTCCTCGTCGAAGCGAAACTCTTCGAGATTATCCTGTTCACAAAAGCCGAAGACCTTCTCAACAGACTGGTAAATGTCGCTGCCCACGCCGGACCATTCCCGCACATTCTCCAGAAGGAAACCGTGACGGGTTGAAAAGGCGTTTTTGTCCCGACCTTCGTCGGCGACGTCCATCGCCCCCAGTCGTTTGCCAGTTGGCTGGATGCCCAGCCTGATATGTGCATCAACAGCAGCCTGTACCCAGTCTGAGGGGATCAGGACACCTTCCGCTGATGCGCTGTAGTTCAGGTCAAGCTCCTGCGCCACTACCACCGGATTGTCGATTTTCTCGCATTCCCTGCGATACCACTCATCATCCTTACGGGGGTCGCTGCGCCAGTGGAATGTGAATACCGGTATCTTTCCACCGTGTCGTTTCTGCGCAAAAGGGTTCGCCATGCCGTTGACCGAACTCAGGTCAATACGGCAACGGGTGGTTTGCGATAACGCCGCATCAATCAGTAGCGGGCGTTGCAGAAATGCAGCCTCATCCACCAGATAGAGTGTGGTTCGGTCACCACGTCCAATATTGTCACCAGCCTCGCCCTTGATGACCGCGCCTGTCTCAGGAAATTCAACACGCATGTACGGTGCATGCTTCTTCTCATTCCACGACCCACGAAACTCGACGGGCAACGTCTCTACAAACTTGCGCGCCTTCCAGAACAGTGCCTTAGGGTCACCAGTACTGTCGACATATTCCTCTTTACGGGAACCGAAGCCGATGACCATCTCTTTGTTAAACAGGCAAAGCGAACAGGCCATCCCGATCGCCGTCCAGCTCAGCCCCATTTCACGGGATTTTTCGGTGATACCATTCTCCCGCTTGCCCCAGCGTTCCATAATCCAGTGAATCCACTCTTCCTGTTTCGGGAATAGCAGAAAAGGGATGGTAACCGGCAGGCCATAATCGATATTACGCGGGTCCGTCGTCATGCCCCAGTCGATGATGAACTGAGCCGGGTTAGTACGATAAAACTGCTTCAACGCGGGCAGCATCTCAGGATGCTGGCGAATGCGCTGTAAGCGTTCCATCCGCCATTCAAACACCATCTGGTAATCTGGATGTTTGAAATCGAAGGAGAATGGTAACGGCATAATTAACCCATCATTTTTTTGTATAGCTCCGCTGCCTGATCAGTTGTCAGATCAGTATTTTTCCCTGGTAGAGGCGTTTTTTCTGGTTCACTGGCAGTACCTATACTCCATGCTTCTCTCTCCAGGCCGATCAACGTTTTCAGACTGTCGCTCAGGTCTTTCAGAGATTTCACGCGGGAAGGCAGACTGATGACTTTTTGATAAGTTTCATTGAGCCGGTCACGGCCTTTATCGTCAGGATCGAACATGATGTCACCCAGTTGCTCCAGCGCCCCCACATCAGCACACTGCGCACCAAGTTCATCAAAAAGCGTGTTTGTGAGTTCCCGGGCCCGGCGAATATCGCCCCGGTGCTCCATGCGTACCGAGGCTATTACCTCCGCTGTGGCTTCTATCAGTACGCGTTCTGTAAGTTCAGTTTTGGTGCGTACCGTTTTGCGTACTTCCTGTTTGCGTACCAGATCATCAGCCTTTTGCTGAATCCTGGCGTTAAGATCACGGGACCAGTCATCACGCTTTGCGCGCTTGCGGATAGCACCTTCACTAATACCATGATGTGACGCAATTTCACGGAGGGACATCACTCCGGCCCGGTATGCCGTCTCGATGGCCTCCCAGTCCGGTTTTGCCATATCTGATCACCTGCCTGTTTGTCATTATCGCAGACACTCAGGGAATGCCTGCTGTAATGCTTACTTACGTAGCTGTTCCAGTAAATCCTTCTCAAATATCCCGGTACTTTTACACTCCACCGGATTCACCTTATCGTTACCGTCGGCAGTATCCAGTCCGGCAGTGCCTGTCACCATTACCGAAACATTACTGCCTTCACCGGCACTCCAGACCTGCGCGACGATACGGTAATGCTCCTGGATATTTTGTGTCTGCGGTAACAGTGAACAGTCCAGATACAACGAACTCAGTTCCGGGTCATCCCCTGTACCGGCGATAATACCTGTGGTCTGGTCGTTAACACTGGCAGTGATGGCTTTCTCCCTGAAATACAGCGCCACGGCATTCAGCAACTCATCCGGTTTACGGTTACCGATGAATGAGGTTGAAATCTGTTCGCTCATCCCTAGCTGCTGCCCGGCCTGGCTGTCCTGCTGTTGCTGCCCTCCTGTTTTAACCGGACCATACACAGTAATGCAGCCGCCAAGACAAAGTGCGGCAGTGGTGGCTAATATACGGCGCATAGTCATTACCGATAATAAAGCGTTGTACAACCGGCGAGGGACACACATACCAGGGCCAGTACGAATAATTTTGCCTTCATTAATTTTCCTTGTTATCAGGTTTCAGTTCTGCCCGGTCACTTTGTCCCAGGTACGTTCGCATGTGCTTCCGGCGACATAACGCTCATCAGCCTCTTTTGCGAACTTTCCCGCCAGATCGTCAGCTTCGCCAAGCAACTGGGCGAGCAGTATTCCGGTCTCGGCTTTTGCCTGGCTTGCTGCGGCAAGAGCGGAAAGCCTGCCGGTTTCACTTCGTGCGAGCTGCCGTTGTACTGCTGCGAGCTGCTGTTGCAGCCCACCGCGAGCACGCTCAGCAGCATCAGCATCGGCCTGTATTTTTGCCAGTACTTCATCAGCTCTTTTCCGTTCTTCATCTGCGGCGTGCTGGCGACGCTGCTCTTTCGCTCTTTCGGTTACTTCACGCTGCAATGCGGTGGTCGCATCAGTAAGGTCTCGTTGCGCCCACTGGAATTTCCAGGATGTATTCGCCTTCTGATAACCTCGTGAATAACACCAATACGCACCAGCACATAACAAAAAAGCCACCAGCAGTATTTCTGCTAATGGCTTCCAGAATTTTTTAAGCAATACAGGTAACAGATTCATACCAGCACCGATTTTGCTTTTTCAAAGCGCTCTCGCCGATCTCCGATGCCGTTCTGCCCTCCGTTGATTATCTGTGTAACGCGTACCATGTCGCCGGAATATTTCAGACACCCTTTAGTCGCGAAGAACCACGCTGCACTACGGGCAGCATACGTATCCTGTGCCAGTAGATCCGGATGGGCAACGAGCTCAGTTTTGATCCCGTTACCGCAATCACGGTAGTTGTTCAGACCTGTGATCTGAATAAGCCCACGCCCGCGGTAGTTCCAGCCGTCGCCAGGCCCGTTGTTACCCATTCGCTTGCTGTATACCAGATTAGCTATTGCACGCTGTCGCTCGAGCGGAAGCGCCTTCTCACAGGCTTTTCGTCCAAGAGTACTGGCCTGATCTGGAGTGATTCTCCCGGCGCGGATGAATCCGGTCAACCCGGAGATACTGTAGTTGAAGCTCTCCACCAGCCTTGTAAAACCAGCGCTTTCATGTCCCGCCTGAGCAATGAACATGGCCTGATCCAGTGGAGCAGTAATACCGAATTCGCTCATTGCCGCCGTAATATGCGGATACCAGCGCGCAGAAAGCCCGGCGCTAATACCAGCCGCCTGCTGAAATTGTTGTTGATTCATCAGTGCCTCAGTGCATCAACCAGACGCGCCACATTACCGCGAGCCCACAGCACAGCGGCGCAGATAAGGATATTCACCATCACCACCAGCCAGTGAGATGATTCATATAAACCAAAAACAAACCGGAAAGGGACGCTGGCATATACCAGCACCATGACATAGGCCAGTAACGAAATCAGGGGGCGGTGTGTCGCATCACCGCGTCGGTAAAACATCAGAACGATGACTATAACCCCACAAATTACGGCATTCAGAATTGCAGAAGGGTCATTTGCTACCATTTGATCCCCCTCCCCTGATACGAGAAAGAATACTGAACAGGCTGTTCAGATCCTGACTGTTAAGAAAAGTGAGAAACTTTATACACATTGCAGAAATAATCACTGCGCCAAGTGCATCCAGTGGTTTTTCATAATGCGTTATTGCCGCAAGCTTAGTACCTATCAACCCGGCGCCAAGCACTCCCACAATAAATGACGTGATAAAATAAGCGACCAGCCTGATGCGTCCGATGTTGGTTGCCGTGGCGACATAAAATACCGAGCCGGCAAAAGCGCCGAATACCACACCATAGTCGGTTCCGGTTGCCAGACCAAATACACTGGCCCCCATTAATCCACCAGCCAACACTGTCGCACTGGATACAGGTTCGGACATTCATCCCCCTCTGGTTGTGTGGGTCCTCTCAGTTATGAGGGGAAATAAAAAAGGCCGCCGAATGGCAGCCTCAAATGGAATATGTATTAAATTGGAGGTTCTAACGGTCCCGCCAGAATCTCAGCCTCTCCGTTGTGACAAATGTCATCGCCCTGCGTCAGATGCCAGACACCAATAATAGTCTGACCAGTTTCCAGGTCCTCGGTTACGCCGTGGGTGTAGTAAGCAACCTGAACCCTGCCGTTGTGCTGTATCCAGTAGAAGCCTTCTTTCATTCTAATCTCTCCTCTTCTTAAGAGGAGTTTAGCTATTGGGATTGCAGGTTGGCGTTAGAAATACTAAATCATCAATGAAGTATTTCTCTGGTCCGCCATCGAGGATTCGAACCCCGAACCACAGAGGTAGAAGCTCCGTGCTCTTTCCAGTTGAGCTAATGGCGGAAAAAATTGACCAGTGAAGTCCACTGGTCATGGGTCATGCAGTTGTCTCTGCGAAACGGGTGTATCCCCACCCAGTGTTTTCAGTATCGAGAGCATTATCAAATGCCATATTAACTATAGCATCGCAGAAAAAAGTCATACTGATAATTCCCAATGACGCACTTCTGAAAGGCTCTATGGTTGTATTGCGTTGTACATAGCGCAAAAAATACCGATTGGCAGACTTAGAAATGGAAAACCCCGCACGATGGCGAGGCTTGAATTTGTTTGGTCGACGATTGAAGCTATGGCGACGATATCAGATTTACATAAAATATATGCTTTTCAGTTCGGTTTTGCAAGACTTTGTACATAATTTGTCGCCTTTTGTTGTGAACGTGATCGTGTTACCGCAATCAATGCACTACTGTCGAGCTTAATAAAACAGCTACGCATTACAAGCCAGTGTGGTAGGTATATCTCCGTCCAGGTTGATTTAGCCACGCCTGCAAGTTCTGCCAGTGCCTGGAATTCGTATGTATCTTTACCAGCCAGATCAGCTTTAACATCCTGCGCTGCAAGCCAGATAAGCTGGCGCAGGCGGTCAATAGTCTTTTTAGCTACCCGCTTACCCTCCAGTTGCTGGCTGAATTGCTCCCAAGCCCACTGTGTTATCTCGACCTGGTGTTCCCAGCAGGTATTCTCACTGTAATTCCACAACAACCACGTCTTGTAGTGTTCATCGAGTGAAAGAACCGCCCGGCGCCATGAGGCAGTGGAATATTCCACAGGCTTCACCAGCGGGATAGCGCTTCCTTTCGCCAGCGACTGCTTGCCGGGGATTGGCGGGTTATTTAACGTTATCCAGCTTTCTGTTTCCTCGTCCCAGATACGCTGTTTTTTTCGGGAATAGTTTTTCGTGTCGAATTGCGCGTTCTCCAGCCAGGCCAAAAGCTGCCCTTTAGTCTCCCCGCTTAAATCGGCTGTCGCTACCATTAGCTGCTCACGTACATACTGGAGGTATTGAGTGTTCATTGAGTAAATCCTGTGAACTGATAAATACGAACAAAATTGCGCAGGATGCGGTAGTCAACCAACACCGACCCCGGACGGCGGTAAATGCGGAGGCGCTGCCAGCGCATGCGGAGTATCTCGATCAGTTCTGGTTTCATGCGGCCTCCAGCTTTTTTAGCGCACGCAGATCCGCCAGAGCCGCGAGCCTGATTTCCTTCAGCTCCTCGACCGTCCAGCGGTGCGGGGTGTTATTGTTCTCGAGTGCCAGCACCGCCGCCTCACCGTAACGCTCAACCAGCGCGGTACGATATGCTTCGATGTTCCCTGATTTGTAGACGTTGCAGACATCACACTGAAGATGGATGTTGAAGCGAGTGAAGCGCAGATGCCCCGCGGCGGCCGTAGTCCTGTAATGGCCTGCATGCCATGCGAACGCCGTCTTCGTTCCACAGGAGATGCAACCGAGTCCTTCTGCCAGTTCGGTTTCGCGGCAAATGTCATTTACGGCGCGCTGCGTCAAGTCAATCCAGTGCTTCAGCGGCTTAACCGCGGCTTTCCGCTGGCGCCAGGTGGCGCGTTCTTTTTTCTCAGCGGCGCGCTGAAGGGATTGCGCCTTACGTTGCGCGGCTTCGCGAGCTTTTCTGGTTTGTTCTTTGCCGACGGCGCTGGCGCACTGGTACGAGCAAACGATCTGCCCCTCGCGTATCGGGTGAAACCACTGGCGGCATTCTTTGTTTGCGCACTTACGGCGCGGTAATTTAGCCATGTTCACCCCCAGACCTTTTGGCGTAAGGATTTTGGCGTCCGCACCCGGTGTGCATATTCAGGTAATTTCGCGCTGACAGTCCAGGTAATGAAGTCAGGGTTCAGGCTCTTTTCTGTCCTTACGCCCCGCTTCTGATAATCCGATATCAGCGTGTCGGCCTGCTCGGTTGTGCAGTCATGATGATGGAACCAGGAGTATTTCATCGCCATCACCCCGCAAAGCTCATGAGCTGGGCGGCGGCGTTCTCGGCCTCGCGCTGAGTACGGAATGTACGTGATAAAATCCAGCGCCAGAGAACATCAAGCGCAGATTTATACAACTGCTGAAATTCGACCTCATCCATACTGGAAAAAGCGATGCTGCGGGGATGTTTGCGAAGGGTGCCGTCCGGTAGCTGGATGGCGTCATAGTGACCAGCCTCAACCGTCACCCATGCGCGGTAGGCATCGAATGATTTACACAGGCTAATCCCGTTTGTTACCCGGCGGTTTGCAATCTGTTCCAGATACTGTTCAGCCGCATCCAGTAATGCGCTTTCATTCCCGCCATATGCAGCGAGAAACTTTGCATAACCGTTTACCAGTTTGCGCTCATTGGCAGAAATGGCGCCGCCGGTGGGTTCCCAGTATTCAAACCCAAGATTAAGCAACGCGAAAAAGCGGCGATGGAATACAGGATTCCTCACCTGACGGAACTCAGCCACCAGCACGGCGCCGAGTTTGATTTTTGATTGCAGAATATCACTGGTCTGCGGCGTTGCGGGGATCAGAATTCCAGATGACTGCTTGATGAGTTGTAATTCGTGCGCCATGGTGTTCTCCGTGGCGCATAATTGTCAGGTTACTGGTTGTTCAGGCCAGTGCGATAATTATGATTGCGTGCTGATTGTTAAGTCAATTATTAGAACCCATCTCTCTGACAACTTCCATAATGGTATCCTTAGACCAGTACAAATCATCTCTCGATAGCTTTCGGTTTGTTACAGAACCGTTTTGGGTTGATAGGATATAGCGATCACCTGATGCAAGTCTAAAAGACAAAAGTTCTATTCCCTTTGCATCAGTTATAGTCACCCGCAAATTATCAGTAAGATCTGATAGTACTCCCTCTGCCACGTACCCCCCTGAGCGACACACGGACGCGGTTAAAAATTGTCGGCAGCAGCATCAAAGGGATACGCAAATTGCGGTATTCTGAAAAATGCGCGCCAGCATTAAGCGCAATGTTAATAAAACCAGTCGTCAGCGCTTTCCCACGTTTCCTGCAGAATGCTCTGTATACGCTTTTTATCGCCATCAGCAGCACCGACGATACTCAGACCATCCTGACTGCCTCGACGGATGGTTAAGTTGCAGTTTTCATACTGATTCTGGAGACGGGTAATTAATTCTTTTTCAAGTGCAGGAACGGCACCTTCCGGAAGCTGTTTTGTCCGGCTGATAACAAGTTCAATTCTCATAATTCCCTCTACATTCAACCACTGTATATAAACACAGTATACCTGTTAGAAAGAATATTCAAGGGGTGAATAGCACTTTTTGCAAAAGCTAGCATGTTGTTTCATATCAGATTTTAGGCAAAAAAACCCGCCGCAGCGGGTTATGACGCAACACTTCATGCCGGAGTTTTCCGGTCCGTCTTGTTGTGAACCTCCCAGAGACTAATGCCACAACTGAACACAAACTCAGCCAGATAATTTAAGCCGGACCATTCCCGGATGCCGCCGCGTAGTTGTGGTGGCCATCCATCAGGATGGTGTATTGCTGCCCACGCAGAACTATCGGGTAAACAGATACGATAAAACGCTTAAATCTTGCCGCTCTGTCGTTTACCTTTGCCTTGTCGAGGTAGCGCTGACTGCTGATAAGCGGATCTTTGATGTTGCTCATTGGCCCTTTATCGGTGATTACTTTTTCAATATCTAATGCAGTTATCATGATCTGACTCCCTTTAGTCCGAATTTGGCCCGAATTTCTGCAATCTTCGCGAGGTTTTGCGCGCGGTTTAGTGGTCTGCCACCAAGAACAGGAAGCTGCTTAACTGGCTCCGGGATCTCCTCTCCACGGTTTATCCTGGTAACCATGTGGTTGAGTTCTTCGACTGCCTTGCGGCGCAACTCGGTATCACTAAGAGCGTTAGCTCGCATGTTTGAGTACAGTGTGGTGACAAGCCAGTAATGGGCTTTGGATTCCCATGGATATGATTCTGCATCCGGGTATAAACCACGCGTGCGGCAATACTGGTAAACCATATCGACCAGTTCATTGGCATCAGGAAGCCCGGCAGCAGTTGCCAATTCAGCCTTACACCATGCGACGAACTGGCCTGGAGACGGAAGAAACGGACGTTCCTGACGGCGGGCGACACGCATTCCGGCCGCAACTTGCTCCATGGTGGTGATGTCGTTCTCACGGAAAGCCAGAACCCACTGACGCCGGATTTCGTTCATCTCAGCCTGGCTGCGATTAGCTGTGGTAGCAGGGAACGCTGCCATAAGCTGACTAAACACGTTGTTGATGACCTTAGCAACCTGCTCAACTTGCGGCTTATCGTCATGCTGTTCCGGCATGTTGTTGGCAATACGGCGCATCTGCTCACGGTCAAAATTAACCATCTGCGCAGCAATGTTTTTCATAGCTCCACTCCGTATATCCAGTCAGTGTTATTCAGGTCAAGTTTTGGCTTAGAGGCAGTTGTGCCAGTCTGTTGCTTGTTGCGGTTGATATCGAGTTGAGTCCACTTTTCGCGGAGCTTTGCCGGGCTAATGACGTTGCCAGCCCAGAAGCTGTCATGGCACGCCCAGCGAAACAGCACGCACATGTCGCGATGTGTTCGTCCGTCACATTCACGCATCAGGCGTATATCGTTAGCCCATCCTGCCAAGTTAGGTTTTCTGGCTGATGGAGAAATGGTTTTTATCAGGTCAAACATCCACTCGGCAGCAGTTAGGTCTTCAGCAGTTCCCCACTTGTTGCCTCTCTGAATCGCTGCTTCGGGTTTTAGAACATGAGGTTTCTTTCTTGGCTTGTCAGAGGATTCGTCAGAATTCTCTGATGTAGATCTTTTAATATTGTCTTTTGTTAGTTTGTCTTTTGTGGTTAGCAACTTCTGCTTAGGTGCGTTAGCAACTTCCGCTAAGGTTTTCTTAGCAGGTTTAGCTAATGTTTTGCAGAATCCGTTATTTTTAGTTTGCCACTCGGAAATATGGATATTCATACCAACCCTGCGGCCTTCCTGAATCAGTACCTTCTTCCTGATCAGACTGTTTTTTGCTGTCGAGCAATGGGTATGATGCTTCTGAATCATCTCCTCTAACTGCTCGTTGCTGATCCAGTCCATTTTCTTGTTGTATCCATACGTTTTGCGCCATACGGCCATCAGGATGCACAGCTCAGTCTCCGGCAAACCAGAACACATCACGGCATCCAGAAGTTCATTTGCCAGGCGCGTATAGCCATCATCGAGATCTGCCACGCGCGGCTCCTTAGGTGCCACGTCAGGCACAGGAAAATTGATTACTTCGGCAGTGTTTGCCATAATTACTCCTGTGAATTGATCCAGTTAATTCCACCAGAAAGCCGTTGGTGTTCGCGCACCGCGGCTTTCGCCTTTTTGGTTGCTGCCATTTTCAGTCCCACCCCAGCGCATCCGGCCTGGCTCGTTCAGCCTTTAGCCCTGCATCAGCGAGAATCTCTACAGCTGTGAGATAGTTTCTGGATACCAGTACCGCCTCCGGTGGCGCGGCCTGAATCCCAAGAAAAGCCAGCTCTTTCGCCATGTTGCAGAAATATCCCTCAGCTTTACGCCTGCTGACTGTCGACTCGCTGATGCCCATATGCTCGGCGTATGATTTCTGCCCTACTGATGCAAGCCGGTTGAGCAGGACACTCTCTATCTCAACCGGGTTGATTTCTGGTGGGTCTAACTTTCGTGCAATTGCGTTCTCCATGGGTAAATATCCTCTATGGTTATTTGGCTGATGCCTCTTGGCTTGGTAAGCCATCGGTTGGGTTTGGGTATGCTGCTGGGTCAATCTCGTGAGGAGTGACTTTCCATTCAAGAATTTCACATAACGGCAGGATGCGACGGGGAGGAATTACTCCTTTTCTCAGCCACTTGCCTACAGCTTGAGACGAGATACCAAAATGTTCGCCGATGCTCATTTGAGTCATGTGGTTACTGATTTTGATTTTTAATTGGTTGTCCATTTGGCTCTCCAGTTCTACGAGTTGGTAGCTGGAGATTATCACGTAAAACTTTAGGTTCCAACAAAAATCAATCTAATAGTTCCAATGAATAAAGAAACTGAAGGTTGTAAAATGTGAATATGAACAAAAATCTTCATCCCATTTTCGCCAAGCGTATCCAGCAAGTTCTGGATGAGAACGGCTGGTCTATGGCTGACCTCTCACGGCGCGTAATGCTTTCTCACACATCTGTGAGAAAGTGGGCCTCTGGCACATCTGTAGCCAGCGGAGAGCGCTTGAAAAGGTTATCGGCGGTGACCGGAAGGCCTGAATATTGGTTCTTCATGGAGCCAGGGGATGAAAGTGAAGGCGAAAGGGATGAACCTAAACCCAGAGTCCTTGATGAAAAAGAAGAAACATTGCTTTCTCTTTTCAATCAACTCCCGGAAGCAGAGAAACTGCGTGTTATCCTCCATACAAAAGCAGTCCTCCAAGAGATGGATCTGCTGAAGAACAACGTTTTTGATCTAATTAACGACCTCAAAAAATAGAACCAAAGGACTCATCCATACAGGTAGCACCTCTTTAGGTGCTATTTTTATGCCTCAAAATAGAACTTTTAGTTGCGCTTTTTACTTTACAAATCGAACCTTTGGTTTTATTGTTGATTTCATCGACAACAAGCGCATCGTTGTCAGGTGTAAAACGTTCCGCTGGCCGGCGATAAGGCAAACGAGGGTGAGAATGATTGATTTCGCACGTAAACCAGCTCGACAGCAGGCCGTCCCGCTCAACCGGATTGAGGTTTTAATCCGCCGCCTCTGCTACCTGCTGGCGCAGAAAGGAGATCCGGATGCATAACCAAAAGACATGCGCTTACCACCTGTGTGGAAAGACGATTGAGCAAGGCAAAGAAGTAAAAAACGAGCTGACGCTGATTCGCGGCGCGCAGCTGACACATGAAGAGCGCGATTACTGCTCTGTACGTTGTGCCTCATACGACCAGATGGCGCACGAAAGTTAACGTAAAAGCCGCGCAAGGCGGCCCATACGTCCGGTGACACCGACCAAAGTTCCACCGGAAAACTACACAAAAAACCAAAGTTCACCCAATGGGCGCTATCTCTGGCCCGGGGATCTTACATCTAAAAAAGAGGATCTCACATGGAATTTTTCTATGTAGTAAAAGCTACGCAGAAATCCGGAAAGCAAGATGCGACGGTCTGGTTCACTGCAAAATCAGAAGCGCGCGCCAACCTTATGCTGGATGTCGTTCTGGAAGATGCTGAAATTGAAACCGGCCGCGGTAAGGATTATGCAAGGCCGATCCGCACCAATTTTCCGGTAGTCAACGAGCTGCCGCCGGAAGGTGAAATAAGTTTTACCTTCACTAATTATTATCGCCTCGGTGAAGATGGCATGACTTGGGAACAAATCCCCGGCGTCACCCTGCCATCATCTGAAGCCGCCGCCGCGGCGCGCCAGCATATCGTCGACGGTGTTGATACCGAAACAGGCGAAGTGCTGGAAGACCACACCGAAAATTTTGGTAACGAAAGCAACAGCCCTGCCCAGGCAACAGCCCCAGCCCCCGAGCTGACTGTTGTCGCAACTATGCCTCTCCGTCACCGCGTTCTTGCTCAGTACATAGGTGAAGGTGAGTATCTTTATCACGTCGACGCCTCCCAGAAAAAAGAAATTCTGCGTCTCGAAATGGACACCGATAATTCATATGTCCAGAACCTGCTGCTTGCCGCCGAGAATGTTGAAGCGTTCAAGAAAGCCATTGAACATGACATTCACAAAATAGTGAATGCCGTTAAAAAAGTATTCCCTGTCGATGGAAAAACTCCTGAACTGGCGACTGTTATCCAGTTCCTTAAAACATGGTTCGAGACGGAGCATATCGATCGCGGTTTGCTCGTTAAGGAGTGGGCGAAAGGCAACCGTGTATCGGCTATTCAACGCACTGAAAGCGGCGCCAACGCTGGCGGTGGCAATAAGACTGACCGTAACCCTGATTACGAACACACTCTCGATACTCTGGACGTAGAGATTGCAATGGCCACTTTGCCTATGGACTTTAATATCTATGAGCTACCTGGCAGCGTTTACCGTCGCGCAAAAGAAATCGTAAAGAAAAAGGAAAGTCCGTTCAAAGAATGGTCCGCAGCACTTCGCGCAACGCCCGGTATCCTGGATTATTCCCGCGCCGCTATTTTCGCGCTGATCCGAAGCGCACACCCTGAGTTTTATCACTACCCCGGACGCCTTCAGGGGTATATCAACGCCAACTTAACGGAGACTGATCACGAGAACCCCACCGAGGAAGCTCTCACGGCTGCCCGACACACTCCGGAAAAAGACGCGGTAGAAGAAGCCAACCGACAGCTTGCCGCCGCGCGCGGTGAATATGTGGAAGGCATCAGCGACCCGAACGACCCAAAATGGGTGAAGACCGGGACAAGCCAGCCGACCACCGAACCTGAACTGGTTAAAAATGTTGGCAACGGTATTTTCGACGTGTCCGCTTTAATGCAGAACTCATCAACTCATGGCACAGAAACGAATCCGGAGACCACCAGCAATGTGCAGGTTCAAAAAGCTGACAGTGATGAAAAACAGGCTGGTGATGCGGTGCAGGCAGGCGAAGGCGATCTGGGTACTGGTAAAGAAGCAGTTACCGTAGAGAACCAGAATCAGGCTGAGACGCACCAGAACAACGATTCTGTGAGCCAATCTGAACCTGAGGCGCAACAAAACGTACCGGAATCGCAACAAGAAGAGCCAGAAGCAGCCTGGCCGGAATACTTCGAGCCGGGCCGCTATGAAGGTGTACCAAACGAGGTTTACCACGCCGCCAACGGGATCAGCTCAACTCAGGTGAAAGATGCTCGCGTGTCGCTGATGTACTTTAACGCGCGTCACGTAGAGAAGACTATCGTCAAAGAGCGCTCTCCAGTGCTTGATATGGGCAACCTGGTACATGTTCTGGCTCTACAGCCGGAAAACCTCGAAGCGGAGTTCAGCGTAGAGCCGGAGATCCCTGAGGGTGCTTTCACCACCACCGCCACCCTGCGCGAGTTCATCGACGCGCACAACGCCAGCCTGCCAGCGCTGCTGAGTGCTGACGATATCAAAGCGCTGCTGGAAGAGTACAACGCCACCCTGCCGTCGCAGATGCCGCTTGGAGCTTCGGTAGATGAAACCTATGCATCGTATGAGCAGCTTCCCGAAGAATTCCAGCGCATTGAAAACGGCACCAAACATACAGCCACGGCGATGAAAGCCTGCATCAAAGAGTACAACGCCACCCTGCCCGCGCCGGTTAAAACCAGCGGCAGCCGTGACGCGCTGCTGGAGCAACTGGCAATAATCAACCCTGACCTGGTCGCTCAGGAAGCGCAAAAATCGTCGCCGTTGAAAGTCTCTGGCACGAAGGCCGATCTGATTCAGGTCGTGAAATCAGTCAACCCGGCAGCGGTATTCGCCGACGAATTGCTGGATGCGTGGCGGGAGAACACCGAAGGGAAAGTGCTGGTCACCCGCCAACAGCTCAGCACCGCGCTGAACATTCAGAAAGCCCTGCTGGAGCACCCGACCGCCGGCAAATTGCTGACTCACCCAAGCCGCGCTGTCGAGGTGAGCTATTTTGGGATTGATGAGGAAACCGGATTGGAAGTTCGGGTACGCCCTGACCTTGAGCTCGATATGGGCGGCCTACGCATTGGCGCCGACCTGAAAACTATCAGCATGTGGAACATCAAGCAGGAAGGCCTGCGTGCGAAGTTGCACCGTGAAATCATCGATCGGGACTATCACCTGAGCGCGGCCATGTACTGCGAAACTGCGGCGCTGGACCAGTTTTTCTGGATTTTCGTCAACAAAGACGAGAACTACCACTGGATCGCCATCATTGAGGCGTCTACCGAGTTGCTGGAACTTGGCATGCTGGAATACCGCAAAACAATGCAAGCGATAGCAAACGGCTTCGACACTGGTGAATGGCCAGCGCCTATCACAGAAGACTACACCGACGAACTGAACGATTTTGATGTGCGCCGCCTTGAAGCGTTGCGCGTACAGGCATAAGGGGAAAATCATGGAAAACACAAATATTGTTACCACTGAGCAGCAGGCACCAAACACCATTTCTGCCAGTAACGCAATTTTTAACGTTCAGGCACTGGGTCAGTTAACAGCTTTCGCTAACCTGATGGCAGACTCACAGGTGACGGTACCGGCACACCTTGCAGGGAAACCAGCCGACTGTATGGCTATCGTCATGCAGGCTATGCAATGGGGCATGAACCCTTACGCTGTGGCTCAGAAAACACACCTGGTTAACGGTGTTCTTGGTTACGAGGCACAACTGGTCAACGCAGTAATCGCAAGCTCCAGTGCCATTCATGGCCGTTTTCATTACCGCTATGGGGGTGACTGGGAGCGCTGCACCAGGACACAGGAAATCACACGCGATAAAAACGGTAAAAATGGGAAGTACACCGTCACTGAGCGCGTTCGTGGCTGGACAGATGAGGACGAGATCGGCCTGTTCGTTCAGGTTGGTGCCATTCTGCGAGGTGAATCTGAAATCACCTGGGGAGAACCTCTTTACCTCTCCGGCGTTGTTACCCGCAATTCTCCGCTATGGGTTTCAAACCCTAAACAGCAAATTGCCTATCTGGGCGTTAAATATTGGGCTCGCCTGTACTGCCCGGAAGTGATCCTCGGCGTGTACAGCCCTGATGAGGTTGAGCAACGAGAAGAACGCGAGATTAACCCTGCTCCAGTCCAGCGCATGAGCGTACAGGAAATCACCAGCGAGGTTAGCACCAGGACCAGCGCGCAGGAGTCGGCAGCTAACGTTGATGCTGTTGCCGACGATCTTCGCGAACGCATTGATACAGCAAGTTCCGTTGATCAGGCAAAAGCAATCCGTGCGGATATCGAATCACAGAAAGCGTTGCTGGGTACTGCGCTGTTCACCGAATTAAAAAACAAAGCAGTGAAGCGCTATTACCAGGTGGATGCACAGAACAAAGTCGAGGCAGTGATCAACTCAATTCCAAACCCTGGCGAACCGGAAGCCGCAGAGATGTTTGCTAAAGCTGAAAGCACGCTTGGCGCTGCTAAACGTCATCTTGGCGACGAACTGCACGATAAGTACCGCGTCACCCTGGATGATATGAAACCGGAATACATCGGCTAATTGCATCGGGAGGGGTTACGCCCTCCCGCCTGAGGAGGTTTTATGCGCCTTATAAATCGCAGTAAGCAATCGCCATTGGGCCGTCGCGCATGTGATGTTGCACTGGCAGCGCATCATGAGAAGTTCGGCGATTACGGCAGACAAAAGCACGTTACCAATTACACCGTTGTAGTGGATGGCGTAAAGGTTCCTGTCGAAGTAGTTAACCGGGCCACCAGCTACGTAGCCACCGCAATGATCGGCGTCCGGAAACTTAGAAATCTGCCAGCACAGGCAAACTGAATATTAGCGATGGCCCGCTGCGGGGCCACTGGAGAAAACGATGAGCAACATTATCCAACTGACGCCAAACAAGTGGGTTAGCGAAAAAGTTCTGATTGCGGTTACCGGGCTTAAGCCCGGAACCATTACCCGCGCCAGAAAAGAATCCTGGATGCTGGGCCGCGAGTACCTGCACATTTCACCAGACGGAAATCCGAAGCCTTCGAGCGAATGCATATACAACAGAGAAGCCGTTGATCAGTGGATCGAGGCGCAGAAAAAAAATCAACCAGGTGCGAAGACAACATGAAAAGCAGTACACTCGTCAATGCTCCTGGACGTCAGGAGGGATTAATGGCTAATGCATCATACCCGACAGGCGTCGAAAACCACGGCGGTTCGCTCCGCATCTGGTTTCTGTATAAAGGTAAACGTGTCAGGGAAAACCTTGGTATCCCTGACACTGCAAAAAATCGCAAGATAGCTGGCGAACTGCGTTCTTCGGTTTGTTTTGCGATAAGGATGGGGAATTTTAACTATGTGGAAAAATTCCCAAACTCACCGAACCTTGCCCGGTTCGGTCAGGATAGAAAGGAAATTACTGTGCTGGAGCTTACCGAAAGATGGTCCGAGCTGAAGAGAATGGAGATCAGCTCTAATACCATGAGTAGGTACGAATCTATCATAAAAAACATGCTTCCACTCATCGGCGAAAACAAAATGGTTTCTGCGGTGACTACTGAGGATTTGCTGTATGTCAGGAAGGAGTTGCTGACGGGCTTTCAGGTAATGAAGAAGGATCACCGGACTCAGGTTAAAGGCCGGAAATCGTCCACAGTGAATAATTACATGATGCTGATGGCCGAGATCTTCCAGTTTGGAACAGATAACGGCTATGCAAAGGAAAACCCGTTTAGCGGAATTAACCGTCTCAAGAAAGCGAAAGGGGAACCAGATCCACTCACGACAGACGAGTTCATCAGGTTTATCCAGGCATGCGGACACCAGCAGATGAGAAATCTCTGGTCACTGGCAGTCTATACCGGAATGAGGCATGGGGAGTTGTGCGGTCTGGCCTGGGAAGATATCGATCTGCATGCCGGGACGATCATTGTGAAGCGCAACCTTACCCAGACGGATGAGTTCACCCTGCCAAAAACCAACGCAGGTACTGACAGGGTGATATATCTCATTCAACCAGCTATTGATGCCCTGAGGAATCAGGCCCAGTTGACACGCCTTGGCCGGCAGTTTGAGGTTGAAGTGAAGTTGCGGGAATATGGACAATCTGTCATTCAGCCCTGCACGTTCGTATTCAGCCCTCAATGCGTCAAACGTGGACCTCGCACAGGATATCACTACGCGGTTAATTCCATTAATAAAATTTGGGCCCCGATAATCAAGCGTGCCGGCATTCGTTACCGTAACGCGTATCAGTCACGACATACCTATGCATGCTGGTCATTATCAGCTGGTGCTAACCCAAACTTTATAGCAACGCAGATGGGGCATACCGATGCACAGATGGTTTACAAGGTGTATGGAAAGTGGATGTCAGAGAAGAGCGCAGAACAGGTTTCTCTGCTCAACCAGGCACTTTCCCGCTATGCCCCATCACTGCCCCAAAGCATGGTAGCAGCGCAGTAGAAATCCTTAAATTCAAGGGGTTAGCAGTCGCATCGCTACATTTTTATAACATGGGGCACGAAATGCGCTCGACCCTAAAGACAGCTTATGGTGTGATCGGGGTTCAATAAATCGCTAAACAAGGTATACTCCAGCGGTTTTCTTAGTTGTTTATTGTACTAAACGCTCCCGTGAGAGGACGCAACAGCGCACCTATGACACAATTCGCTTCTCCTGTTCTGCACTCGTTGCTGGATACAGATGCTTATAAGTTGCATATGCAGCAAGCCGTTTTTCACCACTACTATGATGTGCAGGTAGCGGCTGAGTTTCGTTGCCGTGGCGACGACCTGCTGGGTATTTATGCCGATGCTATTCGCGAGCAGGTGGACGCGATGCAGCACCTGCGCCTCCAGGAGGACGAGTTCCAGTGGCTCTCCGGCCTGCCCTTTTTTAAACCGGATTATCTGAACTGGTTACGCGAGTTTCGCTATAACCCGGCTCAAGTCTGTGTCACCAACGATAACGGCAAGCTGAATATTCGCTTAACCGGCCCGTGGCGTGAAGTCATTATGTGGGAAGTGCCGCTGCTGGCCGTGATCAGTGAGCTGGTTCATCACTACCGCTCGCCAAACGCGGGTGTTGATCAGGCGCTCGACGCGCTGGAAAGTAAGCTGGTTGATTTCACTGCGTTAACCGCCGATCTCGATATGTCCCGCTTCCACCTGATGGACTTCGGCACCCGCCGCCGTTTCTCTCGTGAAGTGCAGCAGGCGATAGTTAAACGTCTCCAGCAGGAGTCATGGTTCGTCGGCACCAGCAACTATGATCTCGCGCGTCGCCTGGCGCTGACGCCGATGGGCACTCAGGCGCACGAATGGTTCCAGGCGCATCAACAAATCAGTCCGGACCTGGCGACCAGCCAGCGTGCCGCGTTGGCCGCCTGGCTTAACGAATATCCGGACCAGCTTGGTATCGCATTGACAGATTGCATTACAATGGATGCGTTTTTACGCGATTTCGGCATTGAATTCGCCAGCCGTTATCAGGGGTTACGCCACGACTCAGGAGACCCTGTCGCATGGGGCGAAAAGGCGATTGCCCATTATGAAAAGCTGGGGATTGATCCGCTGACAAAAACGCTGGTCTTTTCAGATAACCTTGATCTGCAAAAGGCGGTCGAGCTCTATCGCCATTTCGCGTCTCGCGTGCAGTTAAGCTTCGGCATCGGTACCCGCCTGACCTGCGATATCCCTCAGGTAAAACCGCTCAATATCGTGATTAAGCTCGTGGAATGTAACGGAAAGCCGGTGGCTAAACTTTCCGACAGCCCCGGTAAAACGATCTGTCATGATAAAGCGTTTGTGCGCGCGCTGCGTAAAGCGTTCGATCTCCCGCAGGTGCGTAAAGCAAGTTAA